CCCAACTATTCCAGCCAAGGTTTGAAACATGATCAAGAGTCTCTTGTTGCCATAATTGGAAATTCTGATACAATATAGCATCAATATCTTGATACATTGTTACAGTCCAATCAGGATACTGTCTATCACCAGCCAGTTTTACTGATCTACCAGCGTACCACGCTTCGGCAGGACTAAGGGTAGCAGATGGTAGTGATGCACCTTTTGCTAAAAATTGCAATTGTCCACCTAAACCAAAACCACTAACACCAAACCGATTCGGTCTTGCCATTTCACTAAATGAACCTTTAAATTGTTCTACGTTTGACATTTTATTTTTTCCTCTAAAATTTTTTATTGTATAAAGTCAACATATAGGTTAGGGATTTCTCCCCAACCGTTATATGTATATTTATTAGGTTAATTCACCCGTTGTAAGTAATACCTCTTCAAAAGATACACCACTCTTAACAGCAACAAAGTTAAGATAAATGTAATTAATAGATTGAGCAGGTTTGATATAAATATCAGCCACAAATTCGTTATTATCAATTACTTCTGGTGTGTTATTACTTGTATCACAAACAACCTTATATTCATAGATACCTCTACGACCTTTAACAGTCCGCAAGTATGGTTCTACCAGATTAATGAAGTTGTTACGTGTAACATTATCGTTGAATTCAAACAGTTGATATTTTGCAGCAGTTGCAATCGCTTTTTCAAGTACGATAAACAATCTACGCACGTTAATACGTGAATCAAATGCAGTAGGTTTCAGTTGAGATGTTTTATCACCATACAATACTGTACCTTCACCCTTATAAGCAACAACGGGGTTAATAGAATATCTGTAAAGATCATCACGATCAGCCTTTGAAGGGTTGAAAGCAAGTTTTACAACATTCTTAATTTGTCCACGATTAAATCCTGCTGGACTCCACCAAGGATCACGTACATCATCAGTACGCGCACATGTACCAGCAATATCAGCGTTTAATGGTATCCATCTGTAAACATCGTTGTATTTATCGTATTGATATTTGTAGTTACCATCAATAACACCATAACCAGATGCAACATTTAACGAACCACCAACTTTACGCAATGCAATCATAGCAGCAGTAGGATCATTAACACCTACAATATCTGTATCTTCAGGAGACATAAATGCAACACAGTCTTTACGAACTTCGGCAATATTTTGTAGTGCATATACACCCGTAAGAGAACCAGTACCACCTTGCATCAACAGGTTAATATCAAGAGCATCAGCATCAAGAAATAAATCCCAACCAGTTTGATAATCACCAGCATCAGGAGTATCAGTTACACCAAGTGCAAGTGTTTGCTCGAAAAGAACGGGTAATAGACCATCTGCTGCTAATACTTGATCACCATCGTAATAAGAAGCATCAACATTAGCATAGCTTAATCCATTAGTAGAATCATCTGGAATCCAGATATAATTTGAAGTACGATTAACCATTTCAACATAGTAATTAGTTCCACCACGTTCTGATTTAGAACTACGTTTTTGATCCGCTTCAAACCGTTCTACAATCTCACCATCAAAAGCAACGATGATGAAAATTTCTTCACCGGATGGAATAGCATCAAATTGTGTACTCATGTTCCAAGTAGCCCAAGTGACTTCGGGGTTAATGTTTACAACGAGAACACAAGCAACGGCTGATTCATCAACTACTGTTTCAAAAACAATCAATGTTTGAGCATCTGTAAATTCAGCAACGGTATATGTACCATCATTTTCTGCTGTACCGGAAACAACCAATTTATCACCAACAATTACGCCAGTGAAATCAGCAGTACCACCACCAATTATTGTTTTAGTTAAAGCAGTAAAGGCTAGTGTATCTGTATCATCAATGAATGTAACTGTACGTGCCTGATTATTAATATAAGCAGCATTAGTAACATATACGGAAATTTTGTTTCCGTTAGCACTTGGATACCGCGCATAAAAAGGTACATCAGCAGTAAATAATGCTGTTGATTCAAAATCAATCTTATTCTTAATTAATAGAGGTGAAGCGGTAATTGTGCTTGATTCTGTTAATAGTGTATCGGCTACTGGTGTTTCAACTTCTCCAATAGCGTTAAATGCAGCATCTCCTACTGATCTAACCATCTTCAGGTTATTTGAATAACCTAGAAAGTTTGCAGCAGAAAACCAATGCTCATAGTTTATATTATTTGGTAGTCCAAATTTAGCAATCAATTCTTTTTCAGAATCAACCTGTGTAACTTCATCAACTACTCCCCAATCAAAATCTCCAACCAATGCACCAATAGAGGTAGCAACCGCTGGAACTGTTAGCGCAAGATCAAATTCTCTTACTGTAACGCTAGGTGAAAGTGAAAAACCCATTATTATTCTCCTATTATATTAAATTTTATTTATGGATCAAACCGGATGGATTTCCCAAGTTCAATTCCGAATATTCTGTTTATATGATATATTTATAAAAAACTGTTACGCCACGTTTGCCAATGTCCAAATCTCACCATTTTCAATTATAATTTCCGGTTCATCAATATTATCTAAACCATCATCTATAAATCCAAAGGGTATTAACTCTTCAAAAATCTGTTTTTCTGATTTCTCATATACTTTTCGTTTGAAGTTAAATTTGCGTATATCTTCAAATTCCGGTAGAGTAACCAACCATGCAAATATTACAAGAGTCATTACAATATCATCATGGAATTCTTTTTCAGCCTCATAAGAATTCCCCTTGATAATAAAGTTAGCAAATTCAAAAATTGTATCCTCATCATGAATTAACAACTTATGATTCACTAATAGATCACGTACATTATTACAACCTATTCTTTTGGTTTTTGTTGTTGTACGCATACCTAATGCATATTTAGTCTTATCAATTTTAGGTGAAAGAATATAATCATATTCATAATCATAATTCAGCCTATTAACAACCTCTTCACCATTATCATTAGTCTCTACTAGCACCCATGCATTATTATATTGTTTGCACACTGATAATATATATTCAGGAAATAAGACTGCATTAATTTCATTGTCTTTAAATACTGCCACCTGCTCAAATGGATAATCTGTTACATCAATTACTGATATAGCAGAATAATCTATTCCTTTACCACGCGCAGTATCCACACATGCAACATACTCATGAGTTTTTACAGGTTGTTTATAAATTCTATAGTTTCTCTTATCATTGATAAAAACAGGATCAATAGCAACCAATTCTAAAAGTGTTTTTGAAGGTATTAATGTATTAGATGAACCCATGAAAGAGCATTCATACTCTTGTAACCATGCCTCTTCACCAACATCACCAATAACCTTTTGTTTCCATGCCTCATCTCTATCAGGTGGTGTATCCCATTTAATTGTTAGTGGAAAATAGTTAGAAACACCACGCATAGAATTCATCCAGATTTTATACCAGTGATTCATTTTGTTAGGAGTAGAGGTAAGAATTGATCTTGCTGTTTTACCAGTAGTCATTACCGGATATGTTGATTTCCAGAATTCATCAAAATTCTCAATGAATGCGGTTTCATCACAATACAATGATCCGGTTTTACCACGGATAGAACTGGATGTGGTAGTAGCTGCGTAAATCTTTGAACCGTTCTCAAACTCAATAGATTTCTTATTCCACTCTACAACCCCAAGTTTTAAGAATTCCGGTAGATGCTCGAATGCCAGCTTAATACGATCCAAAACATCCTTTGATGAATCCTCTTTATTTGATACAATAAAGAAATTACGGTATTCCTGAAAAATAACATCATGTAAAATTAGAACAGATGCAAGTGTAGTTTTACTTGATTGTCGCGGGTAGTTGATAGCAACATATCGGTTATCGTACATCAATCGTAAATGTTCTATCTGATAATCATATATAACATCACCAAAAGTCTGTAATCCATAATCAATAGTCTGAATTTTAAAATGTTTTGCAAATGCTACAATATCAGTAGAACATAAAACTAACTCAGCAATCTCTTCAGCAGTATAGTCATGTGTTTGCCCTTTACGCTTTAAGTATTGATTGCCGTTATATGTTTGATATTGATTAGTGTACATTATTTTGCGTTATGTTTTAAATACCGTTTAACAGCATTTTTTGTAATAGTGTCTCTTTCTGCGTCTTTCATCTGCCAAAATTGACTTTCATACGCATTACCACCATCATTAGTAAACATCCCATCATCATAGGTCTTAGGTAAGAATTTTTTATATTTAATTCTGTTAGGATTAGATTTATCCTGACTCATATTTTGAAAAGTATTATTGATATGATTTTGAAGTTGTCTCATCTGTTTTTCTACATCACCGGATTTGATTTTAAATTCTTTAATGGTGTTGGCTAAAATTTCATCGGCATATTGTCCAAATAATTTTTTATTAATACCAGTTGTTTCATTCATTATTTCATGTAAATTTTTCATTTTGTTACTTCTCCTTTTATAGTATTTATTTCAGAACCATTTTCTAAGTATGTTTTAGCCTTATCAAGCATATCAGATAGTGTATATTGATTACTTTGAATGTTTACAATATTCTCTGCATTTTGAGAAGTTGAATTTTTCATTGTTAGTTCTTTGATAGTCTTTTGTATATCAAGTAACTCTTTTGATGTTTCATTGACTATCTTGAGTAATCCGGTTAATACCTCATATGCCCTTGGTGAAGGTGCTGCATTGGTAAACTCTGTAATAGACCGTAGAGACTCCTGTGCTGCCTGTAGGTTGTTTTGTAGCACCTTACGGGTATAGGCATAGTCCAATAGCATATCATCAGTGCTAACAGCCTCTACGGGCTTTTTAGAGGGTGTTTCAACATTAGCCAACACCATTGGATTCAATAATGCAGGGGTATTCTCACCACCATCAATAATATCACTTACTTTAGCATCAAGTGCTGCCTCTATTGGATCGTTCATTCCAGTTATGCCTCTTTTTAATATAAGTTAAATCGTTTTTATTAAAATATCTTGCTACTTTTTCATATCTAAAGAGATATGATAGAAATTTATCATATTTATGTTTATTTTTCTTATCCGGTAATGCTGCATATATACTTTGATGTATTATAAAATATACATCTTCATTATATTGTAATTTAGCCATATCACGATTAGATACATTTGCGCGTATTCTATTATTCAAAATTTTCTTTATGATAGTATAATTTTTTTGTCCTGTATCATATTTTGAAGCAATATCAATATAAATTTCTCTGGTTAAAACACCACCATCCAATGCTCTTTGTTTATATTTCTTTATATAGTTAAAATAAGGAACAAAATATTTGTTATACCCATATAGATTTAATTGATCTTTAAACCCTTTTAATAATGATGAATTATATGGTAATTTTCTTAACTT